TCTTTTGCTTTAACTAAAACACAATTAGCAAGATCTTCAACTACACCAATTAATGAATGGGCATATCAATATGTAATGCCTTCAACTGCAATATCATCTACACCTTTACAAGTTTATAACTCAAGCTCTACAAGAGTATTACCAATACAAAATTATGAAATTCTTTACACTTCATCTGGACCAGCGATTGCTACTAATGAAGAAAAAATTTATATTGATTATGTTTCAAGTGTAATAACAGAAGGATTGATGCCTTCATATTTTGTTCAGCTACTCGTTTATATGATGGCATGGCATCTAGCAGAACCAGTAACAGATCAAATAACTAAATCTGATTATTGGAGAAAAGTAGCTGTGGGTACGGAAAGCGAAAATGGAAGGGGTGGGTATTTTCGACAAGCAACTAATATTGACGGAAGAGGAAAACCAAATTACGCAATAGTGGATTTCCCATTAACAGATGTTAGAGACTAATGAGCAGAGCTGTAACAATTCAATCAAACTTCACAACTGGAGAACTTGATCCATTATTAAATTCAAGAATTGATATTAATCAATATTATAATGCTCTTGATAAAGCTCGTAATGTTTTAATCCAACCACAAGGTGGTGCTGTTCGTAGACCAGGATTAGAATATGTTAGTACAATTCCTTCTGCTGCCAATCCTCAAAATGGAGTAAGATTGGTTCCATTTGAATTTTCAACTACTCAAAGTTACATGATGTTATTTGTTAATAATAGAATGTATGTTTATAAAGATAAAGAATTAGTAACTAATATTAATGGATCTGGTAATGATTATTTAACTACTACAATTCAAAGCTCATACTTAGCTACTTTAGATTATGCTCAGTCTGCTGATACATTAATTGTAGTGCATGAGGATATGCAACCAGTAGAAATTACTAGAGGTGCAAGTGACAGCTCCTGGACAATTACAAACATAACTTTTGACTACATACCTCAATATGCATTTACTATTACAACAACATCTGGAGGTCACTCATTAACACCTAGTGAAGTTGATGGTAATGTTACTCTTAGTGCTGGTGGTGGATCTTTTTCTGCAAGTGATGTTGGTCAGTATGTTGAGACTAATGATGGAATAGGCAGAGCAAGAATTACAAGATTTGTTGCTAGTAATGAAGTTGAGGCTATTGTTGAAATACCTTTTTTTAATACGGATGCTATTGCATCTGGATCTTGGTTTATAGAAAGTGGATACGAAGATGCATGGAGCTCATCAAAAGGATGGCCAAGAACTGTAACCTTTCACCAAGGTAGACTATATTTTGGTGGATCTAAATCTAGACCTAATACAATCTTTGCATCTAGAGTTGCAAGATTTTTTGATTTTAATCCTGGAGAAACTTTAGATGATGATGCTATTGATGCTACATTATCAACTGATAGTGTTAATGCTATAACTGGATTGTTTGCTGGTAGAGACTTACAGATCTTTACTAAGGGAGGTGAATTTTTTATTTCTCAGGCATCACTAGATCCTATTACTCCAAACAACTTAGTTGTAAGTACAGCAACAAGAAGAGGGGCCAAAGAAGGTATTAAACCTATTGGTGCTGAGAGTGGTACTTTATTTATTCAAAGAGCTGGTAAAGCATTAAGAGAATTTTTATTTAGTGATGTAGAGTTATCTTATATATCTAATAATATTTCTTTATTATCTTCTCACTTATTAAGATCTCCATCTGACATGGCCCTTAGAAAAGCAACATCTACTGATGATGGTGACTTATTAATGATTGTTAATGGCAGCGATGGATCTCTTGCAACTTATTCTATTTTAAGAGGACAAAATGTTATTGCTCCATCTTTATCAACTATTGATGGTGAGTTTGTAAAAGTTGCTGTTGATGTTGATCAAATTTATTTTGTAGTAAAAAGAACTATTAATGGATCTACTGTTTATTATGTAGAGGCATTTAATGATGACAATACTACAGACAGTAATGTTTTATTAACTGGTGCATCTTTACCTGGATCAACAACTGTAACTGGATTAGATCATTTAGAAGGTGAAACTGTAAAAGTTATTGCTGATGATCAAATGCAACCCGATAAAGTTGTATCTTCTGGTCAAATTATATTGAGTGCTGTTCCAACTTCTTATGTTGAAATAGGATTAGACTTTACTCCAGAAATTAAAACTTTACCGGTGGAATTAAAATTATCTAGTGGTAATGTAGTAGCTCAGAAAAAAAGAATAGTAGAGGCAACAGCAAATATGTACTTGACACAAAATTTATCACTTAACGGAAATGATTTTTCATTTATAGGTGGTGAATTTTATACTGGATTAAAAAGAAGAAAACCTATTTTAGGTTATGACAGAAGAGGACAGATGACTTTCTCCCAATCTGAACCTTTGTTTTTTACATTATTGGGAGTTGAATTTAAAGTGAGTGTAGGACAGTAATGGCATTTCCTTGGGCAGCAATAGCAGTAGCAGCATCAGCCGGTAAAGCATACGCAGCATACTATGAAGGTATGGCTAAGAAAGCATACTACGATGCCCAGGCTGATATGAAACTTCTACAGTACAAAGATAAAAGAATTGAAAGTAAAGAGGCTGGAGTAAAAGTATTAGAAGAAACAAACAAAGCTCTATCATCAATTATAGCTAAAGGTGCTGCTGGTGGAATATTAGTTGATGAAGGAAATATTTTAGTTGCTCAACAAGTTTCATTAAGGAATGGAATAGAAGATTTTAATGTTGCACAAATCAATCAAGAGATAATGCAAAACTTAGGAATAGTAGAATTTACTAATTTAAGAGCTGCTGGTAAGGCTGCTAAACAAGCTGGAATAATGAGTGCAATATTTGGGTTTGGTACAGACATGGCAACACTTGGACAGACTGGAGCATTTGATAAGAAAGCATAATTATGGCAGAGAGAAAAATATATCAAGGTGGATTAGTTAGATCGGTAGGAATACCGAGTGTTTCATTTGCTCAATACCAAGAGATGGCAAGTGCAGCTAATACTATGGAAAGAAAACTAGATAGCCTGGTTAACTTTGCTATTAAGAAAGAAGAGAAGGTTCAAATAGAAGAGGCTAAGACTTATGCTGCATCTAATCCTATTAGTGTAAATGATTATATAAATGCATCACCAGTAGAAAGAGAGAAATTAGTAGGTGGTAACAAAGATACAAGTTATGGCCAAACTGTAAGAGCAACACAATTATCATTCTTATCTACTGAGATGGCTATCAAAGCTCAAAAAGATTTTATGTCATTAAAGATTGAGGCCAACACAACTAATATGCCTTTAGATGAATATGAAAATCAACTTAATGCTATTGTCCAAGGTTATAGTGATGCTGTATTAGATGTTGATGCAGAGGCAGCAATAACTGTTAAAGCTGATCTAGCAAGTAAAGCTAGTGCTTATTACTCATCTTATTCAGATAAAATTGTTAAAGATTATAAAAACCTAACCGACAGTACCACACTTATTTTTGGTGATGAATTAGTTGATACTATACCAGATGAAATGTCTAAAGGTCATATTGTTACTGTTATAGGTGAAGATGGTACAGCTCAACAAGTTGATATTGATGAACATTTAAATTTATTAAAAAATAGATACAGACTTCAACTACTTGGTAAAGGAATGAAGAAAGAAGATTTTATTAAGTGGGAAGGAAAGTGGGATGCAAAAGTATTACAAACTAAAAAGAATATTTTATTTGGTGAATTTGTAGATAAACCAGAAAATCTTACAAGTGCTACTTCAGCAACTAAAATTTGGAAACAAGTACAGAATGGTAATTTTAATGACAATAAAAAACTCCAGGCTATTTACAATTCACTTGATGAAAATGAACAAGCTGAATTTAGAAATAGTGTAAGGGAATGGAAAAACAATCGTATTAAATCTATAGAAGATAATGAGAAAGCATTTGATTTAGATATTAAAACAAAAAAAGATGATCTTCAAATTAAATACTTAGAGGCTGTAAGAAATAAAGATTTTAAAACTGCTAATGAAATAGTAGAAGAGGCTAAAGGTATAGATACAGATCTATACAAAGATTTACTTACAGATATTCAACAAGATAAAGAAGATGGTGATTTCTTAGATCCTTCAGTTATGTCTAATCTTGATGATATGTTATTTAGTGGAACATTATCAATGTCAGAAATTAATTATGCTTATGATAATAATGCAATCAGTATTGATCAAAAAAGAGATCTTAAATCTAAATTATTAATTAAGAAAAATGAAGAGTACAGAGCAGCAGAGAAGTATATGAGAAATTCTTTTGGTTTTCCAGAGGCTGGAATGATTACATTAGATAGAGATACTAAAATTGCATTTGAACAATTTAGAAATGCGTCTAATCAAATTATGGATTATATGAGAGCTAATCCAAACGCAACAGCACAAGATATTATGGCAGAGGCAAAAACAATTACTGGTAATGTTAATGAGGCTAGAGATATTGATAAAGAAATTAAAACAATAAAAAAAACAATTACAAGTGAAAAAGGTGATTTTGGATTAAAAGGTAGAGCCTGGACAAGATACTTTAAAAAATTTTACAGTCCAGAGTACAAGAGTATTGGAGATGACTTTATTAATACTCCTGGTGGTATTGATGCATTGATTGTTGAGTTAGAAGAATTAAAAGAATTA